CTATTCTATCTTGCTTGTCCAACTTCTCATTGTGAACAGCAAGTAACTCACCCATCTTGGTGGAGTTGTCCGATAGTTTATCTACTACCTTCTCCAGTCGTTCTAATATTGCTGCGTTTATCTCTGACATTACTTATCCACAGTTGCCTGTGCTCCACCTGCTCTTTGCTTCTTCATAAGAGATGCAGTTTTCTTTTGCAACTCCTTTCTAATTTGAACAATCTTTTGATTTGATTTCTGCTTCTCAAGACCAATCTGCTGACGAGTCATCTGCTGTTTCATCTGCTGATCAGCTTGCTCTTTAACATTCTTCAGATGCTTCTGTCTTTTATCCATAAAGAACTTACCAGCATCACCAGGTAAAATTCTTTCAATACTAATATCCCCACGGTATCTGTAGTTAATAAGCAAACGTAACTTCTGTCTTAGTTCTGCTGGATTACTAGCATATACTATAGTAGATCCTATTTCAGGAAGAGAAACTTTATATTGAAATAGACTTGACTTAGGGGCAAGTTTATTTACTGCAGTCACACTCTCTTTTACCTTTTTCTTACCATCAGATAATTTATTACCTGGTGCTACCAATTTTTTTAGATCCTTACGCTTTGCCCTCATACGCATGACAGGATCGAATCCAGCATTAGGTCCAGTTGCAGTAGCACTGCCACTAAACCCTCCTGTTCCTGCTGTCATCATTTCTTCGTTCATTAGAGTTTCTCCAGTTCTTCTTCTAAGTCAGGATCCACCTCTAAAGATGGCATCATTCCTATAGGATATTTATTCAAGTAAAGTAGTAGAGTTTTTAATAGACTCCAATACTCCCTCTCCATCTTAAAAAATAGTAAGGGAGTTGCTGCTTCACCAAAAACATTATAAAGTATGATTAAATGATTGATAATAAGATGAGTTCTTAAAGAACCTCCTCGAACATAACGCTTCAAGAGTCTTTTCAGATACTTGAAGCGTTTCATATCCTCATCAAAATCCTCCCTGGTCATACAGGAAGGATTCTCATAATGCTTAATGGCGAACAGAATGTAATTGGATTCATTCAGTTCGTCAATTAACATATATTATTATGCTGAAACTGTTAGTGTAACTGCTGTCAAACCACTGAGTACCAATGATGCTGCTGTTGAACCATCTGCTGTGTCAGTAATTGTACCACTGTTAAGTGAGATGTTACTTCCACCTAGTGTCAATACGTCATCCTCAGCAACAGTTTGAGATGCTACTGTGAAACGCTTCCTGTTTGCAGTTGAACCAGTTGCAGTATAGGTAAGAGTGTGAGGTCCACGACCACTACCTGTACCTTGGTTACCGTTAGCGATTACAACTTGAGGTGATCCAGCAACTGTTACCTTCTCATCCCATGTAACCTCAGCAGTAATTGTCCTACTACCAGCTGCAATAGAAGATTGTACAATACGAATCTTAGTTACAGTAGGTGCAGCAAGAGTTGTCGATAGACCACCAATACATGCTAACACTTCTGGTTGTGCATTAACATTATCACTACCACTGTTGGCAGTACCAGGTGCTACAACCCATCCTGCTGTGTCAGCATAAACTGTAGCTTTATTGTAGTCTGAGTTCTCGTCTTCTGGCAGCCATTTGGGCTTGTTGGTGGCCGAAGCTGCGGATTTTCCCCATAATGGCATGGTAAACTATCTCCGAATATATTCTGTATGAGTATTTATAAACTTAACTTTCTAGCAGTGCCTTCTGAAGTGCTACAACTAGTTCATCATCTACTTTATTACCAGTCTTAGCTGCTGCTTTCTTCAGCAACTTGATAACAAAATCTTTGATAACAGAATCAAGATCATCAGGTATCCTATCAACTGCTTTGTTGATGATACTGATCGCAATGGGCATTAAAAAATTGATCATTATTTTGTACCGAATAGGTACTCTATATAGCACCTTTAGGTGCCTAGACCTTTACCTTTCTTATAGTTATCTTCTCCACCATATCGTGCTACGACATCAGTATAATTTTGAGTGGATTTAAATCCTGCCTTCTTTGCTCTAGCAGCATATGCTTTCTTATCGTCTGCTCTCCTCTTATACTTTCCAGTACCAGCATCAGACTTAGCACCTTTAACTTTCTTCCGTTGTCCTTCTGGTTTACCATACTCCTTACGGATCTTGGTTTTAACGTAGTTAAGTGCTTTATCTTTACTACCACCCTTGTCGTAACCCTTCTCTTTCTTAAGACGAGTTGCTTCTTGGAAATTATTAAAGGTCAAGATCGAATTTTCAGTGCTCTCTTCTGTGCTTTCTTCTGAAACTTCTTCTTGACTGTCATAGGATTCCAAGTGCGGGTTTTTCATTTGCGGACCTTTCATAAGTTCCTTTCTCGCCTTCTCATTATTTTTCAGGCGTTTCTTAAAGTCGGTCTCTAAGTATGTATCATCCTTTTTCTTTCCTTCTGTTACTGGATTGCAATTGCAATCATCTCCACACTTATCATGTGATTCATGAGTGTTACAATCACAATCACAATCGGATTTCTCCATCACATCCTTAAGATTAGGATTGATTTTGACTTTAGTTTTTTTCTCGTTAAGTTCTTTAAAGCTTAGCATCTGCCTTCTCCTTTTCAAGAATAACGTTTTCTATTTCTTCAATAGAGAATAAATTAGACTCATATAGATGAGCAATCTCATCATAAGATTCTCCCATACGAGTAGCAAGTTTGTTTGAACCCTTTGATACTGCACGTGCAGTCTTACCAACTGCTTTCTTCAGACCACGCTTAATTGCACCACCAATTCTCCTTAGTAAACCTGGACCTTTCTTTTTCTCCCCGCCACCATCACTTCCACCACTATCAGGTCTGCTAGTAGTAGTGCTTGCATTATCACTAGTAGTAGTACGAGACTTTGCTACTTCTTTCTGCTTCTCTTTAGCAGCAGAGAACTCACCAGCAACTTTACCAGCAGTCTGTACTGCTTTCTTTCCTACTGCCTTAACACCTTTCTTAACTAGAGAACCTGCCTTCTTAGCAGCAGACTTAAGTCTCTCCATACGAGAAGGACCAGATTTCTTCTTAGACAATAACCTCTTACGTGCCTCTGATCCTGCGTCTCTTTCAGGTGCTTTCTTAGGTGCTTGTACAGCAACATTAGGCATTGCTGAATGCTTTGATGGTGCTTCTGTTAATACTTCAGTCTCTTCCAAGTGCTCACAAATTTCAATAAGATCTTGATCGTCTTCTGCTATCTCATGAATAGATTCTATCATGACATCGATGAGTTCCTCATCAGACATCGCATCAATCTCTTCTCCTAGTTGAGCAATTTCTTCAAACTCCTCATCAGAGAAAGCAAATGCTTCCTTGTACTCGTAGTGCTTCTTCTTCTCTTTCTTTTCTCTCTTACTAATCTTACCATCTACATCACTTTTCTCATACCACTTACCATCGCAGTCATCATCCTGCCAACGAGGTTCCTTCTTTTTGGCTTCCTTTTGGACTTCAATCTTTCCTTTTTTCTTTACGTCAACTTTACCGCCTTTAGAATATCCCTTGACTTCATCAAGGGCAGCAGTCATATCTGGTAGGTCTCTGAGATTCATTTTACTTAGCGTCCTTGTCCCTTTTATTTAGCTTGCGAATGAATTCACCTGGAGTTAATTTTCTCACATAATTGTCAAGTTGATCTGTACCAACCTCACCAGCAGGTTTCCAATTAAAATACTTAATATCATTTACTTCTACTAAGTCTTTCAACCAAGAACGATAGATACCATCACGCTCATCAATAGAGATGACGTAATTGCTACCACGACTAACAACTTTAGAAACGATCCCTGTGTTTGAGTTCTCGACAAAACTTCCTACCTCAAATAAATTTTGATTAAAATATGCTTCACGGAGACCTTGAGGATCTAACCTAGGAGCAATCTCATACAGTTCATATGATGCTTCAGCAAAATCGTCAAACTCTTCTACTTGCATTGCTTGACGTAAAGTCATGTATAACTTTTCCGTACCATCTTTACCTAAACTTTTTGACATTCCCTTTTTAAAGGAATCAAAATCATCTTCTGCTGCTGCCTTACGAAGTTTAGATGCAGACATACCCTCCACACCTTCACCATCTGGATCTCTTGCTCCCGCAGAAACTACATTAATCTCATCAAATGTGTATACATCTCCGTTATATTTCTGTGCAAGACTATTAAACTCACTAACTCTATCTCCACCAACTACTAAATTTACTGAACTATATCCCTCACCATCAAGAGTAGTAAGAACATCAAAGATAGTTCTCATCTCTTCATTGTTTTGAATAGCATTAGCATGATCAGGATATGCTTGCTTCATAAATCCAATTTTAGTTCCTGCATCAAGAGGATTCTTCTTAGGATCTTCAGATCTAGATGGATATATTCTATACTCTCCTCCAGTAGACTTTGCCTGTTGAGCAACCTTGTTTAAAAGTTTCTCATGCCCAACAGTAGGTGGATTAAATCTTCCAAATGTAACAGATATGCTACCTTGATCGACCTGACCCTCGCCGCTTCCAGTTTCTTCTCCTCCATTTTGCTGCGTTGCAGTTGCTGCTTGTTGGGCAGAAACCTTTACTAGTTTACCGTCCTTAGACAAGTGAGTAACGTTGCCATTTATATCGGCATACTTACCATACCCCACATGTTTAAGTTTTAATTTCTCTGCTTCTTTAGAAGCGAAGGATCTTTCGGCTTCAGTTAGGAAAGCACTGAACTTTTTCATTCTGCCAATTCTTACTAAGGTTAAAGTTTGCTCTACTAAAGGTCAATCGATCTACAATTTTGTAAGGATTGGTTGAAACCGTAACGAACCCCTCGTGTTGAGAAGATTCTCCATCGATGTAACATTCAACATTTCCATTTACAACAATCGCATCGAGTAGACGCTGTTTCAGTTGGAAGATTTTGTGCCATACCTTAAAGGTACTCACATTAACTTCTCCCTTATATTTAGCATCTAACGTATCATACATTTCCTGAGGATGCGGAAGAGTACCTTGTCGTACAAATGAGTTGATATGTTTTGCTATTTCGGTGCGGGATTGTGGAACCTTTGCAACTATAAGTGTGGGTAGTATCTTTGCTAAATGCCTCCATCCTAAAGGTGGTTCTACTGTAGCATTATTAGTATCAACAAAGTAGCAATCAGAAGTAGATTCAAGACTAACTCCTATCTTACCTTCAGCATTAGGACTAAGTTCCGTATACTCTGTATGAGGTGCTAGAATAATTTTTTGAGTAATCGTACAACCAAACTTATACTGAATAGTATTAGGACAATAAACATTGCCCCCACCGACACCGATCCAATCAGCTTGGATAATACGATTGATACGAGGAAGGTGATCAAGAGCCAACCGAAGAATGTCAGCGACAGTGCCTTGATGATTCTGATCAATGTCCTCATGACTATAATTAATTTTAATTTTACGTTTGTTAAAGACAGACTTGGTACCCACAAAGAACTTACCATTCTCAGGATTAGTACCAAACACTATGGCAGGAGCACCATCCCATTTGACAGACAGTTTAGTAACTGTCACAAGTTCCTTGATAGCATCTATTGCAACCCTACGTCCTTGGAGAATCGAATCTTCTGGGTGTTCAAGGTGTTTGTTGGGCATCTCAACCGTTTCCGATACCCATATTATACTACATCCACACGCTGTTTGTGGTCTCATTAGTACAGTTTGCCAAATGGTCCAAAGCGTTTACCCTTCTTCGCTGCTAGGAATACCATATCTGTCATAAATTCCCTTCTCTTTTCCTTCTTCATATCAACAACCACATCTAAGAATGCCATTTGCATACACTTACTGTGTGCTACATGAGGTTCATTGGCATATACTGCTAACATATTATCAACAAACGTTTGCTCATTAGCAATTTTAGTATCAACTTTTTTTGTTTTAAGTTTAGTGAACAGAGCTCTATATTTATCTTCCTCTTCTAAGAACTTAGAAGCTGTTGATGGAAAATTCTGATGTCTGTTTACAAAATTACCCTTATTATCACTGATCAATTTACCAACCATATCAACTGGTGCTTTACCAACACGAGCAGCAGCTGCACCCTTCTGTGTAGGTTCCCATTTTAAATTAGAAACTTTAACTGAATCATTTCCTTTAATCTGAAAATTATATTCAGCACCATTACCACTTACAATGATCCTAGTATCTTGTGTAGAGAATTCATTCTCACTCTTAGTACTAAGATCGATTGACATACTATCAATATTAAAATTATAATCTGCCTCTAATCCATCCTCACGAACATTATACTCCTCATACTTAGCAGTTTTTCCTGATACTTTCTTCAAAGATATACCAACAACCTTTCTATCTTTAAAAAGTTTACGAAGAACTGCATTCAATTCAAGTATTGTTTGTGATCCATTACCATCAATAGTTTTATCAATAATAGATTCAATCTTATTCTGATCTTGTATACACCATATATCTGCAGGGTTCCAAGTATCTTTCTTACTAACACCAAATTTCTGCTTTACTATGTTTGAAATATATCCCATAAAACCTTCATCTCTATTGAAGATTTTAAATTTAACATTAGAAAACTCAGATAACATTCTTTCCTGTTGAGCATAGAATACCTGTAACCACTCTTCATCTACTTCAGGATAAATTTTTTCTAACTCTTTATACTTTGGATCTAATTTTATATCTGTCCACTTATCATATCGGTATGAATCTTTAATAGCACGTTTCATTATCCATGCTGATGCCCTCTCTTGCATAGCAGTTGTCTTAGCATCTGCTGCTTTAGCACTCTTCTTATGACTTGCTAAGAACCTAATCTTTACCGCACCAAAGACATAATCTAATACTGCCTTACCACCTACTGTCTTAACACCTTCATGATCCTTATCAAACTTTTCAATGTTCTGCTCAAACTTATCTAAGTTAGCCTCAGATACTTTAATCTGCCACATTGATCTACCACCTGCCCAATTACTATCAGCGAAAAAGAAATCTTTTTCTGGCATACCTTTAGTAATAATATTAAAAGTAGATAATATTTTTACTGTTCTTGCTTTTGATTGTGCCTTACTATAAGGCATGTTCCACATCGTGGCCATTAGTTCATGCAGGTCTCCACTAATATTTATTCCCCAAGACTATCATTAAGTCCTTCTTCGACTTGTTCCAATAAAGGAACTACATGTATGATGTTATCAATATTAGACATCATATCTGCAATATGTTTTGCGATGTATGGTTTTTCAGTACGTGCTGCAAATGATAATGCATTACGTAAACTTTGTTGTGCCTCTAATAGAGACGATTCTACTTGTTGTGATAGTGCCATGTTAATTCCAGTGTCGGATTACTCCGCTAATAATAAAACAGTTAGTGATGAGATAAGAAAAGAATATAAAAGTACGTACCAGAACAACGTAGTTGTCGTATCGTTTAGTCTTTTCGTCAGAGAAACTACCCAGTGCATACTTCCATATTCTCCAGAATTTAATGAGGGTCATACATTACGAATGTACATATGATTGCTACTATCAATGCAATAGCAATCGCTCCAAAAATTAGATGCATTATACGTTATCCTCCATCCATGTACTAATAGTTGCGTCATACTCTGCAGTATGTACAAATGCATCTTTCATAAATTGTTTTCTTAAATCTTCAGGTTTGATTGATATATTACCTTTGATTGAATCTAAGTAAATTCCATACTGATTTGGATTAGTTAGCACAGCAACATCCTTATAGTTCTTTGCTGCTGACCTTACCATACTAGGACCACCAATATCAATATTCTCAATCGCATCTTCAAGAGTTACATCTGGTTTAGCAACTGTCTCCTTAAATGGATATAGATTTACTGCAACAATATCAATAAGTTCAATACGATTTACCTTACGATCTAAATCATGACTAGAATTATCACGTTGTGCAAGAATACCACCATGAATCATTGGATGTAATGTCTTTACTCTTCCATCAAGAATTTCTGGTGAACCAGTATAATCAGATA